AAAGTGTCTGACCAGTCAGATTGAAGCTGCCAAGCAAGAACATCGGTAGTTGCGTCAAAAAGTATCTTTACGCCCATGCCGATAGTCACATAATAAATCTGCTGAATCGTTACGGAAGAGCAGGCAGCATTAGTCATAGGGTCTGGTGAAAGAGCAGATGCATCTATCTTTACGACAGCTGATTCTCCATTTCCATCAGAAACATTTGTAAATCGAAAGATAGCAGTTTTGCCATCGTCTTGAATAGTTTGTGTCGCTACTGCATCAGCCATTGCGTCCTCCAATAAAGGGAGCGAAGCTCCCTATACAATTAAGAAAGGTTATTGTTTTGGATGTAAAGGACAGTAGCTGTAGCTGCTCCAGTAGAACCGTCTTCAGTGCCAGCAACAAAGTCAGCATAAACATAAATGTCTGTCGTGCCAACGTCCGTAGCTTCCGTATCAAGAGTACCGTGAGTAGTGGCTAGCGCCTTAACGTTAGTTGCAGATATAAATGCATCTCCGTCAGCAGAAGTTCCAACAGCAACGGTAGCAGTGCCGGAATCATTGTTGACTGTCGTAACATTCAAGATAACGTCTACAATTTGAGAGTTTGCAGGAACAACAGCAACCTCTTGATTTAAAGCGTCCGCGCCAATAATATCTAGCACGGCTGATTGAGCCATAACAACAGATCCCACGTTTGCCACATCAGTGCCAACGGTAGATCCGGTAGTATCTTTAAGAGTTCCGGCCTTAATTGGGCCAGAAAAAGTAGTAGTTCCCATGTGATTTCTCCTGTCTTGGGATTGTCAGTGTTTCATGTGAAACATCTGTCAGGAATTATTATAACAAAAAGGGGGCTAATGCCCCCCTTAAGTTTAACTTGAACCGGGAGACCCGTAAACTCCAAGTGGATCAGATACTCCAAACGAGTAACGTTCACGCGCTTTATAGCGCACGTTACCTGTATCGAAGTCACCGTCCATAGAAGTTTCAAGTGCGGTTCTTTCAAAGTGCTTCATACCATTAGGAATATCCGTAATGATAAAGAAAGCGTTGCTGTCGGTGAGGTAATGATTAACGCTATAACCTTCTGGGATTGCGCCCATATTGCGAATAGAGTTAATGTCATTATCTGCTGTGCCAACTCGCTGAGTAGATTCAAGCAAGCGATCTGCTGTGAACATCAAAGCGGGCGGAACAATCAAACGACGAGGGCGAGCAGCAATTAACAAACCTCTTTCATCAGTGAATGCTGCAATATCAATAATTGCATTTTCCAAAGATGTTTCATTAAGGTCAGCAGCCGTCACAGGACGGTTGTTGTTTTTGCCGCCACTAACCAAGGGGTGACCATCACCTCCGGTTACTCCGTCACCAGATGCAGTGAACAGGTTTACACCATCACCAGACTGATAACTATTTGAGAAGCCATTGTTAAGAGGGAATACCGACTTAACTTGCTTCGTGTATGCCATAGCGCGAGCAAGAGCTTTGGTGTAGCGAGCAGAAAGCGAATCATAAAGATTATCTTCCATTGCTTCTTCAGTAATACTGAAGCCCATAGCAATTGTTTCGTGGTTATAGCGAGCTGTAAAAGACTCCTGTGCAGAGTCATAACTGATGGCAGAGCCTTCAGCTTTAACTGGTGCAGCAGCAAATCCAGACAGCTTTACTTCTTCTTCAAAAGAACGATCAGAACTTTCTGTCTCATAAATGAGAGTGTGTTCATCTTCGTACTTCTCATACTCCAAACCAAATAAGGCATTAAGCCCCGGCAGGAGTTCTTTAAGCATTTGCGCTCTTGAAATAGCCATTACTTAATTCTCCTTATACGCCAAGCTTGGTTTCGTAAGCGTGACTCAAAGGCAGATAAGTCACGATGCAGTCAGTATAGGCATCGCCTACAGCACTGGTCGGGCCATCTACGAAGTCAACGATACGCAGTGGAAGTGTATTAGTCGTAGCAATAGAGCCGCCATCTAGCGCGTTTCTGCTCCGACCGATTGAGGTTGATCCAGCAGTGCTAACTGCTGAAACGTTGTTGCCTAATCCAGTCTGAGCAATTGCTTCGTCAGCCTGCATGCGGAACAGCAGTTTAGGATCATCAACAACATACGCAACAATATCCGAAGCGGCAGTTGACGCTGGGAAGTATTGAGCAAATGTTTTCTGGTTGGTATTAGGATCTGTGTAAGCACAACCTACAAAGATTCCAACGGTGCCAGCAACAACAGAAGTTGTTACAGCGGCTTTTTCAACAGTGCCAGCAGCAACTAACTTTACGAAATCGCCGTAAAAGATAGCAGTACCATAACCACTTGCAATTTTGATATGACGAACTTTGCCCGTAAACGAGCCACTCGCACTCAAAGTATCAACTGGTTCGGCACCCATAGGGGTTGCAGTAGTAGCCATTATTGGCCTCCTTACTTGTTAGAAGCCTCTCTTTTTGAGATTAACTTCTGCCAAAAGTTGTTCTCGTATTTCGCTCAGGTTTCATAAGCGGCATACGAGGATCATTTTCACGCAAGAAGTTGTTATCAACGGACTCCATCTGATTTGCTGCAACTCTTTCAAAGTGTTCAGTTCGTGACTTGATCTTCTCCGCAGGAGCTTTACAAAGTAACAAACCGCCAACTTCAACATTGCCGACAAATCTTGAGTTAAGATCTGACACAAGTTCTAGTTCTGGATGATCTTCTGCCTTTACAGGAATCCAACCTTCTCTCATTGATCTAGAAACGTTTGTGTTATCAGATTGACCCAAAATACTAGTCCGAATCCAACGAAATGTCCAACCATCCTGTTCCTTTGGTGTAGGCAAAATAGATGCCGGAGACCAACTGTCATCTGATCGGTACTGTTCTTCTTTTCGCGTGTCGTTTTCTCTGGGGGTGCGCTCTGTTGCCATTACCTTTCTCCTTTAGAGTAGCTCGGCTTGTCGGGCATACTGTTCGTTTGTAACTCCAAGTCGCTTGGCGAGGGCTACTTGAGTGGCCGTTAACCGTACTTTGCGCGGTTTAGCACCGTTGTTCCTTGCGGAAGATGCTACCACCGTCGAGGGTCTACTAGTTGTCACGGACGCGCTACGGCCATTCGTATCGCTTGAATCCAACCAGTCGTAATCTGGAAATGCCGACTTAACCTTGTTATCAATGTAATCAAAATATTCTTTTGATCTCACATCAACACCTGATCGAACGGCCTGCGTGTGCGCTCCATACGCTAACGCAGTCATATCTTCATAGCCTTCAGCCATGAACCAATTATTCTTTTGTGCCCATTGTTCTGCTTCAGGTGTAACTTGAGGCTGAACTTGCTGCTGCTGTGCAGCTACATTTTGAGCAGCTCTTCTAGCAATATCCTGCTGATAAGCTTGTTGTTGATAAGCTTGAGCATTCTGAGCTTGAGCATTTAAGTTGTTTTTATACTTTTCAATATCTGAAATTTCAGACTGAGCCCTAAGCATTTGCTCTTGAGTATTTACAACTCCATCCGTATCGCCTTCTTCATAGGCTTTACGATACCCTTCTTTTGCTTGAGCAAGATGCAGCTGAGCTCGTTCTCTAATTTGATCAACTAAAGCGGCTTCACCTCTTGTAATAAGAGACTCTTGCTCTTGAGCTTTGCTTGCATATTGCTGAGCAACCTTAACAGCTTCTTCCCGCATTCTTTCTGCGGACTCTCGCTGACGGCGCTCTTCATGATAATCAAACTTAAGCTTGTTAAGTCTTTTTTGAACCTTGTCAGAATACTGACCAAGTTCTTCATCACTATCTTCAGAAGATTGAGAAGCTTTTGCAGGTCTCCTGTCTTCTTGAGGACGGTCATCAACTATCTCAAACTCGTACTCGCTAGACTCAGAGCCTGTATCAGCTTCTTTCTTTTTTCCGTGCGTAGTTTTTATGCCGAAAAATTTATCTTCTGCGCTATGAGAAGAATCCTCAGAACTTTCGTTTTCCAATAATTCGCTCATGCTTTAACAATCCCCCTTGGATCTTCAACTACAGCTTCGACACTGTCATCGTTGATTAACCTAAACTCTTTGCCGTGAACTTTGAATCGAGTACCTGAATAAGATCTCATTATGATCCAATCGCCATCTTTGCAAAAAGAGCCGGAAGGAAATCTGTTTGGATCATTGTAGCAATCTGGCCCCATTTTAAGAACCATGCCACAAATAGATCCAAGCTCTTCTTCTTGAATAGTCTTCATAGACTTAATAATCCCGCCATCATACTCTGACTCAGGATTTGGTAGCGCAATCAATATCTTGTAGCCCTTAGGCTCAGGCAGTTGAGTTGCGTTTCGAGACTCTTCAGTCTCTATTGGCTGAGCAGCTTCGCTCATATCTTCTCCTTGCATCGGGATAACGCCCGAAGTCGCTTGCACTAGGAAACGCCTAGAGTCGTTATTGCGCTCTCTCGTATCGAGACTTAGCGTCCAAGATCTCTCGCTCTGCTTGAGCTAGACCCTGTATTATTCCGCAGCACTTAGTGTACTCCGGATAATCTTTACATCCACCACTGCTTATGTGGTCATTGATGTCTTTCATTTGATCGTTAACATTTGACCTTAAATAGTCAAACATGTCTACTTCTTTTGTCATTTATTACCCATAATATCTTTTGCAACTTCAACGCCTAACTTAGCGCCAGAAAGCTGATCTTGTGCAGCTATTCTTGCTGATTCCAGTTCTTCCCTAGAATTTGTTTCGGCTATCTTTGCGCCAAGCTTTGCTGTTTCTAGTCGCTCTTGTTGATCTAGTTTTTCTTTATCAAGCTGAGCCTTGGTCATTGCCTTTTGCATATCAAGCTCTATTTTAGCCATTTCTGACTGTGCCTTTTGCTGAACTTCCTGTTGTTTAATCTGAAGTTCTTGCATTTGCATTTGAACAATAGGGTCTTGCATCTTCTGTTGCGCTTGTTCTGCTTGCTGTTCTTTTGCAGCTTTGCCTGTTATTTGTGCTGCCGCAGGCGCTACTAGTCTAGATATTCTGTATTCAATATCTTCAGGCAAAGATTCATTTGGACTAGGAAGCTCTACACCTAATTCTTTTTCAACTTCTTGCCTGTACTTAAATGCTAAATGCTCTTGAACATGCGCCGCCATTTCTGCCATTGCTTTCTTTGCGTTAGGACTCTTGCCCATAATCTCCATAACCTGAGGGTTCTCAGTTAGGCTCATGTGAGTTTGAATATGAGCTTCGTGATCTTGGTAGATAAACGCTTTAAGCGGCTTGCCGTTAATAATATCCATGTTCTCACTGACTGGATCAGTAGGCTTCATGTCTTTTTCTGTAGGAACAATCTTATCTGCATCCTGAATGCCTAGGATATCCAGCATTTGACGGTGCAATAATGGCATATCATACATTTCAGGCGCTTGAGCAGCTAGTTGTAGTGCCGCTTGGTACTGCATTATCCTTTGAGCCATCGTTCCAGCGTTAGGATCACTGACAGGTATAATGTCTACACGGTCATCGAAGTCCTCGGACACTAAATCGTTGCTATCAGGCAGGTATGGGTACTTTTCTGGGCCAAAATCACGGACAAGACCGCTTAATATACGCAATTCTACCCGCATAGAAGCGTGTAATCGGGCCTGAATCGCACTCATAACCTTCATTGACCGCTCTAGTATAGCCAATGTTGTTCCAACAGGCGCTTCTGCGTTCATATCCGCTGCTTTTACGTCTCCTGCGGACGCAAATCGCCTGCCTTCTTCTACAATGTCGCCCATTAACTGATATAGAACGTTACTTGGCTCTTTGTACGGCAAATAACTAATGTTATCCCTGATTGCACCGCCCGGAACGTCTACATCCCGGAATTCTCCCGGCATAATTGGCGTATCGTCGCCTTTAATTCTAAGTCCTCTAGACTTAAGACCGCCCGGAAGGTTGGACAGAGTACCTGCGTCTACTAATTGGCGCAGCAAAGAGGTAGCAGACTTGGCTAATCCTCCAATCATGTGGATTAAACCAAATCCATAGAATCCTAGTCCGGGAACGTACTGGTAATGAACAAAATGTTCTCGCTTAATCTTAAGATCATCTCCTTCATACCAGTTTCTTCTTATAGACAGGACATCTCTAGAACCTGAATCAATAGAAACAACATAAGGTAAGGCTATTCCGGTAGGCTCGCCGTTTTCTTCGTCTTCAAATCCCAAAAGATCTAAGTTAACTTGGATCTCAAGTATCGTGTGTCTAGAGTCAAGGTCATAACTAGCACTATCGCCAGTCAATCTGTTGTATTTTTCCTGTATCTCATCAACATTGTTTGATGGTGCCCCGAGATCTATGTCTCTATAAAACCCTGACACTTGAAGTTTGCGAATTTCATTAGAGGAACGCTTCATAATATGCGTTGCTCTTTCACAGGTTGTTAAATCAGAAGCACCATAGCTAACAACAAAGTCTTCAGCCGGGACAAACATACTGCAGGGTCTGCCCATACCGGGATCGTAGTAAATTTTTCTAAACGCACTGCCTGCTAAAGGCAAAGAAAACAACATCTTCTCTGTTTCAGAGCGATACTCTGTCATCTTTTCTGTTAGCAAATAGTTTAAATAGTTCTGGACTCTATAAGCCTGCTTTTCCTTATCGTCTGTAATCGTGCCAACAACAGATGTTTTTACAGGGCCGCTTGCAGGAAACAGTTCTTGTATGGATTGTGACTGAAACTTAATAACTGAATCAGATAGTAGCGGGTGAAAAACTCCGCAGGCTCCATCCCAAGGCGTAGTTCTGTCCTCGTTCTTTAGTCCAAGAAGATCAAGACCGTCAACGTAAGCTCTTTCCCAATCAGCCCTGCTTTCTTTGTCTGCTTTAAACTGTCCAATTAAATCTGAAGCAATTGTATTCAGCTCTGCCTCATCAACAACATCAGCTAGGT